CGCTGATCGTGCAACGTGGGCGGCTATGGGAAGCAGGTGGATTATGAAATTGCGCCATATGACCGCGGAAGTAGTGGAGCTTGAGGACGTTGTTATTGAGGAAAATCGTCACGGCGAGAAAATCTATCATGTCTATGACAGTGTGAAAGCGTTGAAGTCCTATGATAGCATAGTCGCGATGGCGACTTCTGAGGACATTTTCATGTTGCCGCGCTATGATTACTCGCCGACTACGTGGAAACACGTTCATGCCTTCATTCAAGACTGCACATCGTTCACTGATCTATGCGCGTCGGATATGCGCAGGGCGTTCACGGATGGCAGTTACTGTTACCATTACGCCGAGGGGTTTGATACGGGCGTACGCCCATGGTATAGCGAGAAGAATGAACTTGTTTGGGTTTCAACTTGCAGCAATAGGGTTTGCGAGTACGAGCGTCATACGTATTAGAAAAGAGGAAATAGCCGCCCACGTTGCACGATCACGACAGAAGGAGAAAAAACATGATGTTTCGATCAAACTGCGTTCGCCCCGTTTATGCCGTTTACGGCAAGGATGAGGGCGATCACACTGTGGCCGTTACCTACGTCCATGACCCGAACCATATAAACACAGTAAGATCAATGCTGTTCCTCGAATATGATGAAGTTGTGTCTACAGAGGTGCGCATCGAGATCATGAAGTTTGACGGATGGAGGGTGATAGGGTAATGGTAATAATGGGAATCGGTGAAGAGGAGTTCGCCGAGGGCCGCAGAATGGCCAGGAAAGACCATTTCCGGCACGGGCGAAAGTACGTCAAGATTAAGGCCGCAGAGTGCCTGGAAGGGCACTCATGGCCCTATTGCCGAGGGTATCGGGACTATGCCGTCCATTGCTGCCCAGTTCGCCGATTCATCGACTTCTAGGAGGTAAGCCGTTGGTATGAAGAAATTGTGAAACAAGTGTGGACGAATGGGTGCCCGATGATCGGGCGCCCTCAAGATCAGGTAAAATGTTCCCCACGGGAACACGAAGAAAGGACTCAATCATGATGATCACCCGCTCTATTACCACGTTTGAAGTAACCGCCTACAAGCTTTACATTGATCACGGTGTGCCGAAGCTCGACAAGATCGGCTCCGCAGAGGTAGAGGGTACCCGCTGCGACAAGACCATGGCCCGCAAGGCCATTGCCGATGCGACTGGGAAGGCCCTTCCCAAGGGCGTCGAGATCGATATCGCCGAGAAGAAGGTCACTGTCTACGGCATGGATTTGGACAAGTTCTTATCCCAGGCCCAGGTGGTCGGCGTGAAGAGCGCCGAGGAAGACCAGGGCAATGATGAACTGATCGGTTAGATCACTGCTCATGGAGGGCGAAGCGGCTAACTCCTTAGCCCTCGTTGAGCGGTGATCAGCTCATCCCTGGCGGTACCGCATTAAAAGGGTAGTATGCCGATTGCATACGTTCAGCGCTCATCACAGATCATGATTGAGCGTTGAATCGTGGGCAATTAATCGCGTCAACGGGCGCGACCCACTGAAAGAAAGGAGTTCTCACAATGGAGAACGCGATGATGACCCTGGACGTATCGGCCGAGCTTTCCGAGCAGAGCACGAGCACCTACTGCTCTATCAAGGGCGGCGACCGAAAGACCAAGGCGCAGTTGTACAACGCCAGCAACAACCCCGACCACAAGGTGGGAGACTTCATCAACAAGAACATCAAGGTGAAGGACGTTCTCGTCGAAGCTATCGAGCTGGTCAACGAAGAGACGGGAGAAATGGAGCGCGCTCCGCGCGTCGTTCTCATCGATGACAAGGGGAAGGCCTACCAAGCCGTTTCCATGGGCATCTTCAACGCCGTGAAGAAGGCCATTCAGATTTTCGGCGAGCCTACCTGGGACGAGCCTATCGAGTTCACGGTGAAGCAGGTCACCGTAAAGAACGGCTCCATGCTCACGCTGGACGTTGCCGAGTAGCAGATGATCGGGAGGGCCTAGGCCCTCCCATTTCCTGGTTTGTGAGAAAGTGAGGAAATTGTGAAAAAAGTAAGATTAAGGAAGATTATCAAGGTGTTGAGGGACAATCCCTCAATCATGTGCTCATCTGATATCTATGCTGCCGCAAGGGACAGGGGGATGAACGATCAGGAAGCTAGAGAAGTAGTTGGAAACATTGTTGGGGACATGAAAATATTCACGGTGTGCTCATCGTACTTCCGCGCAGGATATAGCAGGGCGCTAATCGCCGTCGAGCAGGAAGTAGAGTACCAGGCTGGAAAGGAGATGCTTTCAGAGCGCAAGCGCAGGGCCAAGGAACTTATGGACTTGCTTCCCGATGGAGAAGTCAAGGACAAGATGGAAGATGAGGTTTTCCGGGGATTGGAGTTGTTTGAAGATGCAGGAATCTAAGTTGACTCCCTTCGGCGTGTGCTACAACCTCACCAGAACCCCGTTCAAGAGCCAGTGGGGCAAGTACACCTTCCACTTCTCCTCCGTCAAGCACAAGGAGTCGTTTGACAGCAAGCTGCAAGTTCGCATACCATGGCTGAACGATTCCATGAGCAAGCGCTTCAAGTTCGAGGTGGACGTGTCGCAGCTCGCCGTGTTCCAGCTTTACTGCCAGGTGGAGACGCGAGGGTTCTACGTCGTCGATGAGATACGGGGTTTGAAATGGCAAGACCGAGAAAGCCTTACATTAAGTGGACTGCAAGCCAACTTGAGAGAGTCAAGCGAGAAGCCCGAAACTACAACCGAAGGTTGAGAAGGGCTTGGAAGAGATACGGGTACGATGGACAACCTCCCACAGTGTCCGCAGCGGAGATCATCCGCTCTTCCAAAGATCGCGAATTGGACTCACCTGTCAGGACAGTTGACGATCTAAACAAGATGATAAGGCAATGGCAGCGGTTCAACGAGGTCAAGCGGCCAGGGTCTACCAAACCCCATGCGTTGGAGACTGGCGAGGTGGTTCCAGAGTACTTCGTGCAGGAGCGCAAGCGTTGGGTTCGCGCTGAGAACAGGAAGAGGAAGAAGGTCGTTGAAGAGCTTTACCCTTCTGGTCTTTTCGACACCACTACGGACACCTCGCCCCTCTACGATCTGGCGATGAAGGCCGCTGGCAAGAACATACTCCCCGCATCGTATAACGAGGACTTCGAGAACCCCTTGGACAGGCTTGGGAAGTTCGGGCGGTACGAGGAAAGCGATGCGTCCTATACCATCCGCTATTCCGATACCCTGCAAGACCTGTTCGGAAATGACGGGGAGCTGTTGGTTGTGGCCCGCATATTGGAACGTCTCGTTGACGAGAACCCCACGGCACTGAGGGAGATTTTCGAGAACCCCATGTACGACGATGTGACAACCCTAAACTTCGTGTACGAGCAAGGGTCGCCCAATATGACTTCTTTCCAGAACTACACGATCAGGGGTCAGGAGTACAAGGGCCGTAGGCAGCAGGTAATTGATTTTTGGAATCTGATGGAAGAGAAGTACCTTGAATGAGATCGTACACCTTCGACTTCGAGACCACGACAGACCCCGAAGATTGCAGGGTATGGGCTTACGGAATCTACTCCATAGACGATGACAGATACATTACAGACGGGAACAGCATAGAAGGGTTCATAGAATGGCTGGAATGTGCGGCGAACTGCAAGGGGTACTTTCACAATCTCGGGTTCGATGGCGTGTTCATAATAGATCATCTGCTCAAGAGCGGGTGGCTTTGGGTGGACTCGAAGCAGAAGGCAACGGACAGGACGTTCACAACACTGATAAGCGACATGAACCAGGTTTACCAGATAACCCTGTACTTTACCAAGACGCGCTACGTGACTATTCAAGATTCCCTGAAAATTATACCGTTGTCGGTAGAAGCAATGGCAAAAGCCTATGGTTTGGAAATCAGGAAGGGAAGCATAGATTACGATGAGTACCGAGAGCCAGGCCACGAGATCACCGACGATGAGAGGGCCTACCTGGTTAATGATGTTGCCATCGTCGCCAAGTCTCTGCGGACGTTCTTCGAGCAGAAGCTTACCAAGATGACGGCTGGAAGCAATGCACTCTTCGATTACAAGAGAAGATTGGGCGGTCACAGGAAGTTCAGAAACGTCTTTCCCCTGCTGTCGGAGGAAGAGGATGCGTTCATCCGCAAGGCCTATCGGGGAGGGTTCACCTACTTGAACCCCAAGTTCCAGGGCAGGGACGTGGGAGAGGGAATAGTGTTCGACGTGAACAGCCTGTACCCCTCCGTAATGGCGGCTTGTGACGGGCAGTTCCTGCCTTATGGAAAACCTGTATGGTTCGACGGTGCTCCGCAGCCGACGGAACGGCACCCGCTGTGGATAGCCTGTGTGCTTTGCAGCTTCAAGGGAAGGAAGGAGCATATTCCATGTTTGCAGTTGAAGGGAAACATGATGTTCAAGCAGACGGAGTACGTGGAGGACTCTCAAGGGCGTGTGTGCATCACTGTCACCAATGTCGATTGGGAACTCATGAACAAGCAGTACCATGTCTGGGATGTGGAGTTCATCGGAGGGTACATGTTCCACGCATCACCCCATATGTTCCAGGATTACGTATGCAAGTGGGTGGATATAAAGAACCAGGCGACTATATCGGGGAATGGTGGGCTTCGTTCATTGGCGAAACTGATGCTGAACAGCTTGTACGGCAAATTTGCAACACGGACTACGGTAAAATCGCGCAAACCTGTGTTGGTTGATGGTGTAGTCCATTACGTGGATTTGGAGCCAGAGCAGAGGGATGGCGTTTACCTGCCCTGCGGTGTTTTCATAACCTCTTACGCCAGGTACAAGACGATCACCTCCGCGCAGTCGGTATACGACAGGTTCATCTACGCAGACACCGACTCGCTTCATCTGGTAGGAACGGATATCCCCGATTGCCTGGACGTGGACGCTGTTCGCCTGGGAGCGTGGAAGCACGAATCGACTTTCGACCATGGAAAGTTTCTCCGTGCCAAGACCTATGTAGAGCACGAGGTGGGGGCTGACGAACTCACCGTCCGCGTCGCGGGGCTTCCCGCCCGTTGCCACGAGAACGGGACGTTGGAGAACTTCGAGTTCGGAGCTGTGTACGAGGGCAACTTGACGGCGAGGAAGGTTCCAGGCGGCGTGGTGCTGTACGAGGGGGCAAAGGAGATAAGGAGCTGATGTTGGAAGAGAAAGACTGGATAACAGGTGCTATAGTGGTGTGCGTTATGACGCTCATAGCGGCATCGCAGTGCTTCACGGAGTTGGCATTCTAGAGAAAGGAAATCAAATGGCAGAGCCGACAAGTTACATAGTGGAGATAGACGAGCAGGGAATTCGGGCCGTTTTCCTTTGTGCATGATAATATCCCAGGAGGTGATGACGATGCCAAGCAAGATGAAGATGTGGCTCTACCCGAAGCCGGCTAGGGAGATACAGTACTCGAAGCCCTATTGCGTCGACTTCAACCCGTTTCTGAGGGAGTTGGAGGCGGTGGACAGCAAAGACGAGTACGAGACGGTGCGTGACATGAACTACGGAAGCGTGGAAGCGTCCGTCAAGGAAACGGTGTACGACAGCAGGTGGGGCGAGTGCCTTGTACTGGTGGAACGGTGCTTCCCGTACATTCCCGCGCCTGTAATCTATCGTTGCACACGCAGCAAGGGTGTGGTAAACTGCGAAGTCGTAGCCAGTTAGAAAGGAGAACCCATGGCCTATGTATGGGTAGACGAGACTGAGGAGGGGGCGGACGTGCGCGACGTTGTGGCGCGCGAGGATTACGACCAGATCGTGACCGAGCGCGACGGCCTGGTCGAGCAGCGCGACACTCTCATCGAGCGGGCCGAGAGTGCCGAGAAGGGATGGCGAGATGCCCGCAACAAGTACGCCGATGCGTTCATCACCTCTCCGCAGCGAATGAAGGAAGATCAGAAGAAGGACGTGTCCGAAGATGGCCGCGCGTCCACGTTCGCGGAGTTGTTCCGAACGAAAGGAGAATACGGTGCCTACTAAACCGTCTAGCGAGGTGATCAACGCCGCCAAGGTGAAGCTCGACCCTCGCGAAGTTCTTGAAGTTGTGATCAACGAGACTCCCGCCCTGCGGGACGATCTTCTCAAAGCTGGGCTGGTCGAGGAAGTGGAGGGATAATTATGACCAACCGTATTTCAGTACCTGACAACACCGAGGCGCTCCATGCCATCGGCGAGTACGTCATGCAGTACGAAGCCATGCAGAACGCCTACCTAACAGCGCTGGTGAACCGCATCGGCATGACCATCATCACGTCGAAGATGTGGGACAATCCGTGGGCCGTGTTCAAGAAGGGCCGCTTGGAGTTCGGCGAGACCGTGGAAGAGATTTTCGTCAATCTGGCGAAGCCCCATTCCTTCGACCCTGTGACAGCGGAGAAGGAGGTCTACAAGCGGGAGATTCCCGACGTTCGCGCGGCGTTTCACAGCATGGACTTCCAGAAGTTCTACAAGGTGACCATTTCCAACGACCAGTTGCGCCAATCGTTCCTGTCCTGGAACGGCATCACCGACCTCATCGCGAAGATCGTGGACTCCCTCTACACGGGCATGCGATACGACGAGTACGTCACCATGAAGTACATGATCTGCCGCGAGATGCTCAACGGAGGGTTCTACAATGAGGAAACAGCAGCCCTGACCAAGGACACTGCTTCGGATGTGATGACCTCCGTTCGCGGTTTGGTGTGCCAGTTGGACTTCATGTCCTCCAAGTACAACCGCTCAGGCGTGATGACGCACACCCCTCGCGAGGACTTGTACGTGATTATCAGCGCCGCGAATCGCGCCCTCATCGACGTGGACGTTCTGGCCGTTGCGTTCAATATGGACAAGACGGACTTCCTGGGCCATCTCATCGAGGTTGACTCCTTCGATGAGCACGACGAGCTGCGCTTGACGGAACTGTTCGGCGACGATGAGAATTTCGAGCTGTTCACCGATGCCGAGAAGACCGTTTTGGCCGCCGTTATCGCGGCCATGGTGGACAAGGACTGGTGGATGGTGTTCGATGTGTTCGACACGTTCACGCAGAACTACAACGGCCAGGGCCTGTACTGGCAGTACTTCTACCATGTATGGCGCATCTTCTCCGCTTCGCCGTTCGCCAACGCGATCTGCGTTTCCAGCAACACGAGCACCGTCACCGCTGTCGCCGTGACCCCTGCGCAAGCCAACGTCACCCAGGGCGCGAACTTGCAGATGACCGCTGCCGTGACTGGAACGGGGATGTACGACAAGCAGATCACATGGTCTGCTTCTGGTCACGCATCCACGGCAACGCATATCGACCCGATGAGCGGCGTTCTGCACGTTGGCAAGGACGAGACGGCAGGTTCCGAGATCACCGTCACGGCCACAGCAGTCAACGGAACGGAGGGCACGGCCACGATCACTGTTGTTCAGGCCTAGTCCTACAGCTTAATGTCAGTCTAGAGGGCCGTCGATGCGCGGCCTTCTTCTCTATGGAGGATATGATGGCAGATTTTCAACCGAGTGGAATCTTCCGAATGGGTTATGTTCCGTTCGACAATTCCTACAAGCATACTCGTTGGTTCGATTCAAAGAGCGCGCAGAACGACTATTTCTCAAGCTGTATGCTGTCGCAGTACACGGAGAGCGATTACACCTATATTCGCCAGAATAACTCAGTCAAAGTTCAGGTAAACCGAGAAAAGGTGTGCAACGTTAATTACTGTATGTTCCAAAACCGCAACTATGGGAGCAAATGGTTCTACGCCTTCGTAGTGGGAATCAATTACGTTAATGAAAATGTAACTGAGATCGTCATGGAGATTGACGTTATGCAGACGTGGCTGTTCGACTGGACGCGTACGGAGTGCTTCGTGGAGAGGGAGCACGTTTCCAACGACTCTTTGTTCGCCCATACAAATCCAGAACCTGAAATACCGCTTCGCTACCGTATGAGAAACAGGGTGAGCGAAGGCCTGGACAACAATATGAAGATCGTCGTTTGCACAGCGGCAAACCCTAAATATGACGGCACTACGCAACCAGCGGGCAGCATAGGTATTGGCAGCGGTATCGTTGATGGAGTTTTCTCAGGTTGCAAATACCGCGTCTGGGACAGGAGCGAAGCCTCCAACGAGGGCGAGTATGGAATTTCAAACTACCTGGCTTCCATGCAAACAGCTGGTGCGGGTGATGCAATTTCCTCTATATTTATGATCAGCGGGGATTTTATTCCATCTTCAGCTAGCGGCGGGGCATCTATCCCGAACACTGTCCACAACACGGGAACAATTAAAACAGGCTCACTGGAAAGACCTACCGAGTTCGGAGGATACACACCAAAGAACAATAAACTGTACTGCTATCCCTACAGTTATGCCAAAATGCGCGACAATAGAGGTTCCAGCGTAGAGCTTATGTGGGAAATGTGGGGTTCCAACGATACATATTATTACAATATAGTTTCTTCAATCGACCCCCAGGCCATCGCTTGCATATACCCTACCGTATACGCTGGAACCCAGCAGAATTGGAATCAGGGCATAACAACGCCTGTGACAGTGCAATGCTCATGGCCGTACTCCAATTATAATAATTGGAGCGCCCAGAACAGCCTTGCAAACGATTTGAAGTTCGCCGTAAACGTCGCGGGAATAGTGTTCCCCGCTGCCAAAGGCGCTGCCGCTGCTGGGAAGGTGCTGGGCGCTACAAGCGCAGCGGCAAGAGCGGGAAATGCAGCGGCCATGACTAACCTTGCAAAGAGGGAAACTGGTCGGGCCGCAGCGTCGGCGTTCACGCACAACGCCATTGGAGGTATAGGCGGTATGTCCATGATTGCAGGAGGTATGGGACTTGGCAATCAACTGGCGGACATTTCGAGACAGTCCAAAATTCCTGATTCCACACGAGGAGGGGCAGCGGGAAATACCACATACCAGTGCCAGGCGATGCAGTTTCACATAGAGGCCTGGAACCTGGATTCCGAATACGCCCGCATAGTGGATGACTTCTTCTCGATGTACGGGTACCAGGTCGATTTGGTGAAGGTGCCCAACTTCCACTCCCGCTCCACCTGGAACTATGTCAAGACCGCGAATGCGTGTATGAGGGGTTCGGTTCCGTCTGAGGATATGGCCGCGATCAATTCCATCCTTGACAGCGGAATAACGTTCTGGCACACTTCGGCCATCGGGAACTATTCGGCGAGCAACGGCATCATTTAGGAGGTACGATGTACACAGGTTTCTATATGCCTGACGGCGGGGTACCTCCCGAATCCGTCATCAACAACAAGAACGTTCATCAGGATGTAGAGCGCAACTGGATGAACAACGCTTCGTACCAGATGTACCTGTACCGATTGATGGACTATGCCATCTCCGTATTCGAGTGGCACGACCTGCCTGAGGGAGTGGACGAGCGAATGATGGAGTACTGGCTTCTTCAAAACGGCATGGTGGTGTTCTTCAAGGACGATATGCTGGCTGGAACATCCGTTTCCGAAGAGGGCTACGCAGTACTCCCGACCATGATAAACGGTGAATGGAACATCTACAACTACCCCGTAGACCGAAGGGCCTATGCCACGGATGGGTACAACAAGGAGCTGACGGACGAAGACAGCGTCCTGATCTTCAACGATTACCTGCGAGTCCCAATGATGCCGTCTCTCATGCTCTATGCAAAACGACTGGCAGAACTCGACCGTACAATCGACATAAACGTCATCAACCAGAAGGCCCCGAAGATTCTTCGAGGAAACGAGCAGAACAAGCTTACGGCATTGAACATGATGAAGCAGATCGAAGAGAACCGCCTTTGGTTGTGGACGTACAAGGACTCCCAGAACCTCGACATGGAAGTTCTGGACTTGACCGTTCCGTTCGTCGCCAAGGACTTGCAGACCGTGAAGCACCAAATTTGGAATGAAGCCCTTACCTATATCGGTGTTGAGAACGTCAACACCGAGAAGAAGGAGCGTCTCATCTCCGACGAGGTAATGTCAAACATGGGCGACGTGGAGGTTTCCCGCTTCACTCGCCTTAACGCGCGCGAACAGGCGTGTGACAAAATCAACGATCTGTTCGGGCTTGACGTTTCCGTCACGTTCCGCAGCGGTACTTACGTCAAGGCAGAGGGTTACGGCTCTCACTCCATTGCCGTGCAGGGTATGCAGAGCGGACAGGCTGGCAACGAGGGAGCGGGATATCCCTTGAGTGACGATGGTGGCGTGGTCGCCAAGATCAGGAAGGTACTGGGCATCTAAGATGAGCGAGTTCACCACACAGCTTCGCTGGCCCGTGGAGCAGCTTCTGAAAGATCAGAAACTTCCGCCCACGGAGTCCAACTGGCCGAAAATCTACAATCGTCTGGGCTTGGACGATTACCCTATCTTCGATGAGTCCCATCGAGCGGTTCTGAACAACAAGATCATCCGTCACTATTTCATGCGCGAGATCGGGCTTGAGACGTTGGAGCTGTTCCGCTACTTTATGCGAATGAAAATGTGGGAGATCATGCCCTATTACAATCAGCTGTACAAATCCGAGCTGATTGAGTTCGACCCTCTGTCCACGCGCGATATGAAGTACGATGAGAAGTGGATGGTGGACAATACCGACGATTGGACGGTGGACAACACCCGAGATCAAACAGACGATTGGACGCGTAAAGAGAATGGCACTCTGAACAGCAATACCACTACCGATAATCGAGAGGTTTTCCAGGATACGCCAATGTCCATGTTGGACAGCCCTGGGAGCAATCCCGTAACCAACTTGGAGTATGCGACCACTGTAACCTACGATCATGGCACTACTGACACTGACCAGACTACTTCATCCACTGGAAGCGGCACTAATACAGCGGACGAGAAGAAGAAGGAAACTGGTGACCGAGACAAGAACGAGGACGGCACTCGCGAGAAACACGATTATGGCTACGACATTCCTGGGGCCGATATGCTCCAAAAGTACCGCGAGACGTTCTTGAACATTGATATGATGGTTATCCGTGAACTTGCCGACCTGTTCATGGGTATCGGTTAGGAGGCGAGAATGGCTATTCCGTTGCTACAGAGGTACAGCCCTCTCCGCATTTTCTGTCAAACAGTGCTTCCCGCTGTGTACGATGACTCTCTGTCGTACTATGAAGTACTGTGCAAGGTTGTCGCCCGTCTCAATGAGGAGACGGATGTCTGGAACACTCTGTTGGAGCGAATCAACCTGAATACGGAGGAAATAAACAAGCTCAAGGACTTGTTCCAGGACTTCGTGGACTCTGGGTTCGACGATTACTACAAAGACCAGGTGGAGCAATGGATTGAGGACAACCTGGAATACGTGTTCACGCACCTTGTCAAACAGGTGTTCTTCGGCCTGAATCAGGAAGGGTACTTCGTCGCTTACATTCCACAGTCGTGGGACGATATTATCTTCGATACTGGGTGGAACTTCGGTGAGGACACCTACGGCCGTTTGATCTTGCGTTGGGGCGTTGACTCCGTGTATACTTCGAACCAGGCTCCCGAGACGGTTTCCGAGAAGCCGCACGGAAGCCCGATTCAGACAGCGAACCTTCGTCCAGTTGTCGAAGGAGGTGAATAGGAGTGAACGAGATTGTTCAGGCAATTAGCACTGTGGGTTTTCCTATCGTCGCCTGTGGTGCTATGTTCTATTTCTATGACCGCACTATCAAAGACCTTACAATTACTCTCACTAAGGTTGACTCTACTCTCGATGGAATTGCCAAGAGACTAGACCATATCGAGGAATTCGAGAAGAAGCAATCCGAATAGAAAGGAACAGTAATGGCAGACAACCAGACACCTCCCGCTGCTACCGATTACAGCGGAGTGCGCGAGTACATAGGAGCGCGCTACGTGCCTGTTTTCGCAAATCCTCCCGAGTGGAACGATACGCGCGGATACGAGCCGCTCACCATCGTGCTTCACCAGGGCAACTCGTTCACGTCCACGCAGTACGTGCCGACTGGCATTGATATCCACAACACTGAGTACTGGCTGGAGACAGGGAACTGGAACGCCCAGATCGAAGCGTACCGCGAGGAGGTTCGGCGCTACGACGGGCGAATCACGCAGAACGCCGAAGATATTAAGACCAACATGGCGGCTATCACAAACGAGGCCGCT